GTTAATAACAACAAATATTATATAAAATAAGATAAAAAGCACATTAGCTATTTATTAACCTATCAATCTTTCGATTAGTAATGATTAAAACATTATATTTGTGACAGTGTAACAAATTAATTATTCTAATAAATTTATCACAAAACCTTTGTTTTGAATATTATTATAAATAAAGTTAATTAAAATAAATTTTTATAGTTCACAGTAAAGTCAGTTTAAAGATTAACTATTGGAATTTATCTATTCTTACATCATTGTAATGTTCATAAATAAGATTAGCTAAATAATGATATAATCAATTGAAATTAAAATGAAAACTTAAGAGCAAAATAACGGAATGAAAAACGATCAAATACAGCCTACTTTTTACTTCCATGATTATGTGATTATTTAAATAATATCATGTTTTTAAATAAATTAAATTCAAAGTAAAAATAAATATGTACGCAAAAATGTACACACTTTTGATTGTAAAATATGCTATCATTTTTCCAAAATTCCACATCACTCGTTCACATAAAACTAAAATATTTTTAATCTCATGATAACAATCAAATACACTATACCAATTTATGTGAGAACAGAGCCCGACGATTACGATTTAGAATTATCGGGCGAATGCTACATAATCAACAGTCAAGACGATCATAACTACGTGTTCTATCAAAATGATAAAACTATGTTTGATATTGCAGATTTTGTGATGTTGTCTGATGCTGTAGAGTATTGTAAGCTGAAGATCGATAGGATGGTTGTTAGCTCAATTGCGGCTTATCTGGATAATTGATATTTGGCGCTTGATTAACATCAATACGATTTAGTAATGCACGATATTTTTTCCATTTAGCAAATAGCTCAGTTTCTTCATTAGTCGCTATATCTGTATCAATGGCATCTTGTAAATAACTGATTTGAATTGTTGCTTCAGCAATAAGCTGATTTTTCTTAGCTAAAGCTTGATTGACTTCATATTGATGTTGTTTCTCAGCGTTTAACACCCATTTTTCACCATTCCAGACATCAAATTCACTGACTGGTTTTAAGTTGGTATAACCTTCAGGAATGTCACCAACCTCTTGCATAGTCGTTTCTGTACCTGTTTCGGTAGAGTAGATTGTGGTACCACGTAAATCTTTAGGGTAAGTCCATTTTTGGCCATTGTGTATAATGGCTTGATTATCTTTAACGTTTTTCGGTGCGTCTAAATAAGCATTAGCCGGTAAGCCAACACCCGTTGGTAAATATTGATAGGTGGCTTGTAAAAATTCGCCTTTAGCATCAACATTATAAACGATTGCCCAGCCAGCGGTGATGGTTAGACCATTTTTATCTAATACGGCTGATGCAGGTTGTAATTCATATTTCATTATTTTCTCCTTTATTCTGCTTTAACGATATACATAAATGCGATATTGCGGGGGCGGTTTTCATTAGCTGTTGCTACAACTCGTGATGCGTCGAATGTTACCCCGCCCACACTGCCTACGTCTATATGCGCAGGCGAATGATCAGCGTGTTTTTCAAAATATCTAAATGCGCCAGTGGCCACGGGAGATGCTCCAAATGACTCGGAAATCGGCGATAATTCACCGTAAATGTTACGAATAGCGTCATCCTGATAACTTAAAATAGCCCTGTTTGGGTCTAATCCTCGACCATTGTCTTTACCTCGAATAAAAACGCCTCGCAAATCTGGTAATGATCCTGATGGGTACGCAGCAGCCAATTTGGGGAATTGATTTTTATCGAACCACGATCCATTACACTCAAGCCATCCTGACGGTGGTTTATTAGTTGGATATGGTAATGGAACACCAACAGGGATATAATTAGAAACATTGGCTGTGGTGATAACCTCATAAAACGGCTGTTTAAAATCGGGATTTGAGCAACGATAGAAAACCCTCGGCGTTTTACCCTGAACGACAGCTAGTTTTTCAACTGACCAACCTTTAGTCCAAGCTGGATAAACAACGAGGCTGGCTGAGTCGTTTCGATTTTGAAATTCGGATAGATCGGGGTAAGCAGTTGTTCGAGTTGCATAACATCCTCCGAGCAATGTCTCATCTGGATTTTCTAACTGTGCACCTGTAAATGAGCCAATCCCGTAATCGCTTGTTTTTAATACTGATTTATTGTTAATTTTAACATCGTCAATACTTGGAAAATTCCAAGAGTTTGTTGTTGAGTTATATACTAATTTACTCAGCCATTGTTTTTTTTCTGCATCATAGAACATGCACGAGTAATTATCGCCGAGCGTTCTCAACACAATTAGATTTTCACTATCAGTATATCTGTGTTTTATTCCGAATTCTGACAAAATCAGTTGCCCAGACATCGTATCACCAGTTTTTTTTACCGCTCCGCTGACAAACTCTTTAATTGCGGTAGCAAGTTGGTTATGCTTTGATTTATCAAGCGTAAAACCTGCTGATTCAATTGCGTTAGCAATCTCTTCTTGAATTGCATCACAATACAAATAATCTAGTTGCGTTGCTGGTGTTCCTGTTTGAGGATTCCCTCTTGTAAAACCATTTTTACCTGTTCCAAATTTATCTCTTTGGGCGGTTGATGTGTCGATTCTATGCATTTATTGCTCCGTATTTAAAAATTACATAAGTATGTGATGGGCATAATTTTTCAATTATGCATTCGATTTGTTTATCACCCCACGCTCTCAAATGTGAATCGCACTCATCATTACAAGTCATTTCTGTTATTTGGTAGTTGTGAGGTATATTTATAATCCAGTAATAACGCCAATGCTCATCGTATAGATAGTCTTGGCATGTCGATTCACATGTAAAAATATCATTGTTATAATTAGTAATAGTGGCATCTAAATAGCTGTTGGCATGCAAGACTTGCAAAAAAAACTCTTTGTTTATGCCACCAATTAAATTTATTTTAGAATCTAAACGATTTCGACGAGTGGTCAATGTTTGAACCTCAGAGGGATAACAACTATCAGGTAATCCGCAAATTTGCTCATATCTATTTATAAGTTCTGTCGTCGTTTTTGGATTGACTTCTTGCATTAAATCATCTAATCGAACATGAGTTTTTGATAGTGATAATGCTAGTGATAAAAGTATCGGCTCTGATTTATCCCATGCTGGTCCATAGGGCAATAAGTGCCCGACCATACTTTGATATTGTTTTTCTAAATCCATCTAATTCCCCCGAAGACAGCTACCTGGTTTTTATCAATAAAAATATCTTTATTGGGGTAAACTAATTCATGAGCGTACTCACCGAATGATGAACTAATAATTTCGCTAATACGTGATCTAAATAGTGTTGATTGAGGTTTACCATCACGCAACAAAAAATCTTTCAATTCAGCTTCTATCTGATAACGAATTTCTGGATTATCCGGTGTGACCATAATTTCAAAATTAATGGGTTTCAGTACAGGCGAAAAAACAATTAGCATCGAGCCGGCAACGGGTGCTAATGGCTCAATATATTTTTTGACATGTTGAATTGTGGTATTGTCTAAAACTGGGTTGACAGGATCATTATTTGCAACCATTAAACCAACGCTGCCTACACCAGCCCAGTGACGGTAGCACCAAGATCGTGTAACACCGTGAACCTCTTTTGCCCACTGAACATAATCTTGATCGGCGCCGCTTTGAGGAGTGTAATACCACCTATCAATAACTCGTTTTCTAAAAGATTCTAAATCCTCAACATCAGTACCTGACTCAATAGAATCAGCAAAACAAGTTGATGATAATCCAGTAACGGGAGTTATCAGTGACATACTTGTGCCATCATCGCAATTACCTTTTTTCCCTAACTCGTCACATACCACTGGCACTCTTAAAACATTATTGGCTGATGTTGTTGTTTGCGTAACTGTATACATGCACTGATCAACTTGGCGCCTGACTTTTTGGTCTTTGGTGATAACTATTCCGTCCGCAACTTCATCAAATCGAATATAACCAACAGCAGGGTTAGGTTGTTTTCTATAGCAACGCTTCATATTGCCATGTCTAATTAACCAATCTTCATCGGCTTGGTCCGGTAAAATATTTTTTGCCATGTTTTCAATGTAACCCAATAATACATGAGTTGCTCCTGCAATAACTCGTCCATATACTTCTGGATCATTACGACGCAATGAAATTAATTCATCATCAACAGCAAGACGCGCATATAAATCATTGCGTATAGTTGTGATTAAATCCGGTAATGTTGGCCTTGAAAATCCACTAAACATTAATATCACTCCATAAGTTGTCAAACCTAAACACCTCATTGCGCCCATCTTTTTTGTAAATATTGATAGTAGCAACTAAAACGGTTAAATCAGTTCGCATTACTGAAACATCTATCCGAGACGCTATCCCATCATCAATCATCCATTGCACCGCTTCTTTTATATAAATTTTTGCAAAGTTTGCTGTTTGGTTGGTTAATTTTGAGCGAGCTAATAAATAAAGGCGTGATCCGATTTTGTCATTTGCTATACTAGGGTATGAATCGCCCCACCAGCCGTAAGGGTGTTCTGATTCATCGCTGGTATTTTTTCGGCGAAAGGTGAATAAAGAAATGATTAAAGCTCTATAAAGCGACTTTGTATGTGATGACATTGAAATCAATCTGTCATTAACGTTTATAAACATTATTAAACTCACGTAATAAGGAATAAAAATGAAAAAATTATCTCTGTTAGCTTTAGTTTTATTAGCGAGTTCAGCAAGCGCTGAGCAAAAAGAACTATCGTTAACAGCTAAACAGTTTGATAAAGGAGTAAAAAAATACTTCAACACAATTCCACAATGCGCAGAAATTAAAGTAGATGAATTGCATTTAATAAATGATGGTGCAAACGGTTATCAAGAATTCAAGCTAGGTAACGTTACGTTAACTGTAGTATTGAAGATTAGCGAAAAAGATAAATTAACCAATATTCAAATAACATCTACTAGTAATGCAAAAAATGAACAAGCACGGCAAGGTATGTTGTGCTCTACATATTCTGTTATGAGAATGTTACAACCTAAACTAGCATCTAAAGACGATGCATTAAAACAAGCTGGGCATCTGTGGACATTAGCAAAAGAGGCTCCTTTTGAAATGACATATTATTTTGACAGAATAAAAGCACAATTTACCCCGTTTGAGTTAAATGTTTACACAAACTAACTCATTTTTTGATTTGGATTGAGTGTAACAGTATTCGTTTCGTTATGTGTATGACCATTATAAATGATTCTGATATTTGAAATAGTGCTAGTTTTATCCTCTATCTCTCCTGATGATTTCAATGATGGTGTATTAAATTGTGTTCCTGATGCTGCGCTGACAACTAAATTTTTAGTATTTAGTTCTATGGCATCATCAGCATTCAAAATAAATCGTTTAGTTTTTATATTGATTTCATTATTACGATTAAAAATAATGTAATCACCTTCATCGGTATAAATTGCTACTTCACCTTTTTTTAGTGATGTAATACGATAGCGACGGTCACCAGATACTAAAACTACACCATGCGATTTATCTCCGTCCAAAAATAATGCCACAGCTTCCGCTCCGTCAAGCGGACGTGAAGTAAAGCCATATGGCTCTATATGCTCAACATCACTTTTTTGTTCACCGCCTGACATTTTGATTTGCAATGTTTGGCATTTACTAGCGCTATTACTAAATGTGATATAGCCTCTGGACACAAGATTCATTATTTTATTGAGAACTTTACGCATTAGAATACCTCACCAGTGTTAGATTTTTTCCCTTTTTCCCCTTTTTTCTTGGTTTTCTTCTTATCAGGTAAATAAGCTTCGATTGGCCCTACTTTTAATTCACATAACGTTCCTCGACTGCTTAAGCTGTATTTAACTTCGGCTATAACCAGCTTTTCATTATCATAACCCAGTAGTGGATCATCAACGACAACCATTTGATTTGGTTTCCATAAAGTTCCATCACCTTGTCGCCATCCTTGAACCGTATATGTAACTTCTCTAGTTTTGCTGGCTCTCAAAGTCTTTTCCATCTCACAACGTTCTTGACATGTGCCATTATTTGAATCGCCAGATTGTTTAATAATTAGAGGACGATATCTTAAAATGCCTTCATCCTTAGACGAGGATTTAATAGATGCTAACGTTGCTTCACCAAAATTTTGATCATCACTGACACTTTGACCTGATACAAAATAATCAGAATACCTATCTTTAATACTCTTTTCTGTATCCGCAGACAAAATATTAGCCCCTAAAACTAGTGCTGTTTTTGCTTCATCTGAACCTATATCACCAATAACCACTTGCCCATGCTCATCATCAAATACGACTATTTGTTGCATGCCCATTATTTTGCTAATGACATCAAAAACGGTATCACCTTGATCCGCCTGAACACTAAGCGATCCAGCATCATCACCTTGCTTATTGACATTTAATTTAAACGGTTTGACTAAGTCTTGAATAACTTGAATAGTTGAACTGCCACTATATTGTTTTGGCACGGCACTACAATCAACACAATCAGCCGTTTTGCTTCTGCCGACTATACCCATTGATAACGCCCCTGCATCATATCGAATTGGCAATGCTTCAACGTAGCCCGTTAAAACTACATCATCATCGATAAACACTTCCACTAAATCGCCGTTTTTCACATCAATATTCGTTTCTGAATTATCTCCAGATGATGGCCATTGCCTAGTTATAGTGACATTAAAGTCACGAGCTAGACGCTCAATACCAGCCGAAATGCTCACATCAGTCCAGCCACCAAAATACTTACGATTAACTTTCAAAAAAACTTTACTTTGATTCATGGTTTAGGTACTCGTAGCTCTTTAACAGGAATAAAACCAGGATGAAGAATGTTATTGCGAATTGATATATCATCACAACGTGTAGCATTGTTGTAGAGGTAGTGAGCTAAAACTATATCAGGCAAAACTTCATTAGGAATATAAGTAATTGTTTTTTCTATTTTAATTAAACGTGCATTGATATCTTGGTTAACAGCAGCTTTTAATTTCGTTAGCGCAATGAATAAACCATCATGCTCAGTTCGTGATAATTCCTTATCAAAAGATTCGTTAATAGACTCTTTAATATCCAGCAAATCATCAAATGAAATTGTATTATTTTTTTCAACTGTTGATGATGTTGATACAGAAGAGCTTATTATGCTAGCAGTTGAATGACTATCTGATGACGCATGATCTAAAGAATTATCTTTTTTACCTTTTGTTGATTCTAATGCTACTGGAGCAAAAGCTTGTTTTCTTTTGTCTTCAACTTGTTTCGGCAATGATGAGATTATTCGAGATGCTTCTGTTAACGCTGTAACTCGAATCGCTGTATTAATTAAATTTTGATTTTTCTTTCTTTTTTTGGTGGATTTACTATCAGTTGACCAAATGGCACCTGGTAAAATACGTTTTATAAATGATACACCATTAAACACTTTTACTCTTGCTATCAACCCATTTATAGAATTTGAAAATTTTGTAGCACTATTCCAAACATTTTTAATTGAGTTGATAATTGATGAACCTCCAGCACCAAGAATTGGTGACAAATCACCATTTAAAATTTTAACCGCATCATTAACATACGGAGTTATCGAATTATAAGCATCAGCTATGTCATTTAAAATTGACATAGTGTCATCAAGAATACTATTCTGTACAAAGTCAGGAGCATCGATTAAGTCAAAATCTTCAAACGCATCTAATAGCTCTTGATCAACATTATCAGCATTTTCATCAACCACATCATCAGTAGCTATAGAAGAATCAGGGAATATTAACTCGCCAGCCTCAACAAATGAAAATGAAATAACACTCATTCGTCCATTTTCAACAGAATTGCTGACAGTTGCTGTGCCAACTATATTGACATTAAGTTCACCTAAAATCGGGTGTATTAATGTTCCTGCTCCCTCTTCTTCAATTGCCTCTATCAATTTTTCGGCTTGTTCTTTGTGGTCGTCACCAACAACAAAAGCATCAATTTTATTTTTACGAGCTGAACGTCCGATATCTTCTGTATACGGCACATCTCTAAATGGGTATTCATGTGTTTGATTTCGCCGACCAAATTCTGATGATGTACCGCTAACTTGAAACGGTACACCTCGAAAACTAGCTGGTAGTAAGTTACTGAACCAGCTAAAGTTCATAAAGCTTACAAAACTCATTAATTCCCCCTAAAGTTAGCGTATGGACTCCATCCAACATCGGTTTTAGTATTAAAGCCTGATGCTTGTTTTGTCTCTTTTACTATTGTACCTTCTGGTGCATTTTCAAATTTAACAACTAGTTCACCTTTCCTATTACTATTTGTATTGTTATTTGAAAAGTTATTTAGTGGCATTTGTGGTACTTGATAATACGGATAAGCAACCATTGGTTTTGTCATTTCTTTCGGTAAGCTTTCTGTATTAATTTTGACGTTTACTTCTTTTTCATCATCGCCAAAAAGATAATCCCATGCATCAATTAGAGGTTGAATGCCTGATTTAACCTTATCCCAAAGCCCTTTAAAGAAATTTTCAACGCTTTTCCACATTTTTGGTATAGCGTCACCAGCATTTTTAAATGGCACAATAAATACATCAATAATCGGCATTACATAAGGCTTGATAAATTCCCAGAGGTCACTAAAAAATTTAGTCACAGTTTCCCATGATTTTGCAATTGCTGTACCTCCAGCTTTGAAAGTTGCTATAAAGAAATCAATAATAGGCATAACAAATGGTTTGATAAATTCCCATAACCCATTAAAAAACTTACTAACAGCACCCCAAGCATTCACAATGAAAGAAGCACTAGCTTTGAAAGTTGCTATAAAGAAATCAATAATAGGCATTACGTAAGGCTTAATAACACCCCAAAGCCATTGAAAAAACTTAACTATGTCATTCCAGTATGTGATGATTAATGTTGCTGCTATAGCAATACCTGTCATAATAAAACCAATTGGGTTCATCGCCATCACTGCATTTAAAGCAATAGATGCAACTCGAACAATTTTAAACGCATTTGATAGAGCTATTTGTGCAAATGTAAATAGTTTTGTTGCCAAAGTAACACCTTTTAATACCCCGTTAAAAAGAGTGAAAGATGTCGATAACATACCAACAATAATATTCACACCAGCCATAACAACACGAAGACCAATTAATCCAGCGACAGCCATTGCAACCATTTTTACTAGTTCAGGGTTTTTCTGAATAAAATCACCGAATGAAACAATTAGTGGTTGCATTTGTGTTAGTAGCTCAGTAACTACCGGTAATAAGGCATCACCGATTGCTAAGCTAACATTAGTTAATGCATTATTAAAAAGCTGTAGTTTATTTGCGGTCGTGTTTGAACGTGACTCATATTCTTTCTGCATTGAACCAGCATATAGTGATGAATCACCGACACGTTTAAAGTTTTCCTTTAATAACTCCATATTATTGAGTAATGGTGATATCGCAGCGACACTTTCTTTTCCAAATAATACTGTTAAAGCTGCTGACTGCCGATCTTTAGATACTTTACCCAGCGATTCAAGTATCGACATTATTGTCCCTTGCGCATCTTTCTGCATTCCTTTGGCTATTTCGGTTGATGTGAAACCTAATTGTTGTAATGCCTTTTGCTGCTTCGCGGTCGCCGCTTTACCTGATGTCAACGTCAACATAAAGTTTTTAATACCAGTTGCAGCCTGATCGGTATTAGTACCTGTTGCGATAATTGTTGAGCTTAACGCAGCTAATTTATCTGCACTGACACCAGATGTTGCTGCAAGTGTCCCCATTCTTGTAACTACATCTGAAATATCTTTGGCTTTTGCATTCTGTGTGTTGCTCAATAAATTGATCTTATCGGATAGCCCAACAACTTCTTTTTGAGTAAGATTTAAAGCTGTTCGCCAAGTAGCCATGGTACTACCAGCCTCTTCAGCTGATGTATCAAAAGCGATACCCATTTTTACGGCATCTTCGGCAAACTGTTTTAAATCTTCTTTGGGTATACCTGCTTGTCCTCCTGCGGCAACAATGGCACCAATATCTTTGGCTGCCATTGGTAATGTTAAAGACATTTCACGAATATCTTGGCCCATTTGTTTAAATTGTTCTGGCGTATCAAAGTCAACGACTTTTCTGATATCAGCCATTACTTCCTCATACGCCATTGCATCTTTTACCCCTTTAACAAACGGCGCAGAAATAGCCACACCAGTTATAGCATCTTTTAAGCCAAGTTTGCCAAAACCTGATTTGTTCATTTTTTTTTGAAACTTTTCAAGTTTGCCTTTCATGGTATTTAATTGAGGCGACAATTTATCAACACATGTCACAACTGCTTTTAAGTTAAAGCCTGCCATTTATGATTCCTTGCTATTTTCTATGCGGTTTGCTTGTTCACATAGTTCAAAAACATCGGATAGTGAACGTTCTTCAATGATATAAAAGGGGGAAAGTTGCCAATATTTTGCGAGGTCAAAACACAAATTTATTAGATATTCGATTGTTATTATTCCGTTTTCGGTTCCTCCGGTGTATTCTCCATCTTCTCCTTTGGGCCAAAGAACATCATAATTTCACCCGTGATCATTAAAAAATCGTAAGGTGTAAGTTGCTCAACGGAGCTTGGCGTAACGTTACCCAGAGCAACAATGTAATCAGCCACCTTTTTAGGGTCACCAATCATATTGCTATCAAAAGGGAATCCCAATTTTTTGATATCTTTGACTGTTGGCTCTTTTAATTCAAGCACATGTAACTCATTGCCGTGAGCCATAATAGGCTGTGATAATTTAATTTCTTTCATTATTGATAAAATCCTTCTTCACCGTGAAACTCGATTTCTGCTGTGCCTTCTTCTGCATTGTGATTAACCTCGCCTGAAACCCATGCATTAGATAAAACGTATACTTTGCCATTGGCTAATTCTGCTGTAACCGTCATTGAGTCACTCGAAACCAATTTATCGATTGGGAAATCATTTGGCACTTTAAATGTTCCTTTGATATATGGTGCTCGAAACGTTTCTTTATAGTGGACGCTATTATCTAAACCGATAACGCTTTCTTTAACATTGGTATTCATCGGTACTTCAATGCCCCCTGTTAATGACAGTTGTGTAGAGTCAACTTTGATGTAAGTTGTTCCAGCTATACGTCGTTGTGTCATTAGTTTTTCTCCTCTGGATATTGCAATCTAAACTGTGCTAAAACAGCAAAAACACGTAATTGATTAACGAGATCAGGTGGAAATAACACATCCAGACGATTTGGATCGTTAACATTACGTTCAACAATTAAGTTCTTTTTAAATAAATCAAAGTTCTCTACTAAGCCTAATAATTCTAACTGACGATAAGTTGCATTGATTTCCGCCTTAGCTACCGCTGGCGTAATTATTGCCTGCCCTGCACCGAACCTTGTTCCGTCATTGGCTAGTTTGTGTCGTGGATATTTCGATGTGATCACACTGCGTAATTTACGTAATACATAAGCGAGTGTATGAAGTGTTTCACTATCAAGATAGCTATTATCCGCAATACCATAACTATTACGTTGGTATGTCGTGATATCTCTCTGAATTAATAAATTACCACTTGAAACATATGCAGTTGCAATACCATGACTTAATAATGATTGCTGTTCTGTTAGTGTAAATTGATTGCTATCAGATGCAGGCAATGCACCATTTAGTAATCCTGTTTGTGTTGGTCGAGCCGGATCATTACGAATAAATATAGCATTGCGAGCAGTTCGCATTGCAATTAGTTCATCGATGCTTGTTTGAATTGTTTTCTCATAACCTGCAACAGTTATATGCTGATAATTTAATTTATCACCAAATTCGATAAGTTCGGATAAGTCACCTTTTTTAGCTGTATATGTATGTCCATATAATTGTCGTGCATAACTCCAACGTCCTGTAGTATCATCCATTTCATGATTGAATGTTGCCAAAGATGATAAGTCGTTAAATGGAAATGCGATAAAATCAAGCAGCTTGTCACCCATAGCAGCAATAACTGGTGTTAAATCTGGAGTACCAGTTCCTCCATTCATTTGAGTAATAACAATATTTAAACCGTCTGGGGTTTCTTCTCCACCGATTGTTCCATAATAATTAAAGCATAAAGGAATATCGTTACCACTCAATCCTTTGTGTTTTGCTGTTAGTGTTATTGTGCTATTGGATAAGCTTGCCGTAACAGGTAAATCAGGGTTGGCATTAATCGTATTATGCAATCCATTTGCTATGGCTTCTGCGGTATCAGAAACGGTTACTCGTGATTGAATTTTACTATTACCGATATAGAGACTTAATGTCCCTGTTTCTTCTGCTGTTCCTGATATTTGGATAGTGCCAGTTGCATTCGAGCCAGCAGTTGGTTCATCTACAGCAATAACAAAAAGCTCACCAAAATTATCGATATTACGATAAGCTTCAACCATTCTAGATAATTGACTACCTCTCCCTGCAATTTTTTTAGCGTGATCAGCGGTTGGCATAATAATTAATTTATTACGTTCTATTGAACTTTCAACCAATGAATAAGCAATAATTAATGACGCTCCACTATCCTGAATTGTATTTGCAGCAGATGAATCCACTTCTGCATAAAATAACGGAACTTTTATATTGCCGGGAATATTGTTAAAACTAATTGTCATTTTTAATTACCTTTTTTTCTTGTTTTACTTTGATGTTCGTGATTTCTACAACATCATTATTTGCTAGTCGTCTAGCCCAGTACTGGTTAAACTCAACGTTACGACCGCTTACTGGTAAATAATCCCCATTATCTGGATCATATACCCTCTTATCACTCACTGGTTTAATTAACATTATTGTCCTCATAGATATTATTGTGTTCAAAATTAACGGTTACCATTGAATCCTGTTCATTAATAGCCCCTGAACAGGTATCAAACTTACCAATGTTTAATGGGTTATACATCGGAGTGTTATCAGGGTTATTTGGATCGGGTTGATAATCAGGATCTGTTATTGGGTTATCAATAGCGTTTAAATCAAAATATTGTCGAGTATCATCAAACCCTACTTCACGCACTGAACTAAAATTAAATTGATAAAAAATTCTCCCTCGATCTAAATCAAGTAAATCACCACCATCATATTGAATAGGATAATGCGCAGGTGAAGGTTCATAACCCAGCAATGCTCGCCAAAGTTCGGTTTTTATGTTTTCGACAATGTCGTATGCTTCGTGTTGTCCTCGCTCATCAAGTGGCTTTAATACAACAATAACCCCAAACCCCTCAGTCACATTTTGCCAATAGTCAGTTTGTGACTTGTTATCTTCTGCTCTATCATCAAGCGGAACCACATAAGCGGCAGGTAATTTTAAAAATGCTGTATCTTTAATAGCTGAAAATTCAGCAGCTCCCCCAACACGACCTTCAAAGCTAGGGCTAAAATGGCGCAATGTGTGGACGATATGTGATAATTTCATTGTTTAACCTGCTTCATTGAGTTGACTAGCTCTTTAGCTAGCGTGTATTTACTCCATGATGATTCGGTATTTAATGCATCAATCATGAAGTTACCCCTCGGCGCAATACGCCAAGGCGTTCCACCTGAGTCCCCTTTTTTATGGCTTTTACCACGTTTTGCATTACGTCTAACACCATAAAACAAAAATGCTGGATAGTATGGACCCATCAGTTTTTCCATGTTGTTGCCACCTTTAACGTTAGGCATCACTATTACCATTAAACCTGGACGTCTTGATGTAGGACGAGGCACTTTATAACCAATAGAGCGACTCAACTTACCACTTTGATATCCAGGATATTCGCCATTTTTGGACACCAGTTTTTTACTAACTAATGCTCTTGATGTTGCTTGAATTTTTCGACCGATTTTGACAAAAGTTTTCCGTACTTTTTTTCGATCAAGTTCTGCAACTTCGGTTAATTTAAAATCAACATGAACGTTATAATCATTCATTGATAGCAAACTCCTCACATTCAAGTAGAAGATATTTTTTTAACTGATCTAACCAACGACATCGTTTAACTCGGTAAACCGAACCGCTCCATACAATTTCACAATCAACAGATATTGGCATCCCGTCATTAGCTATTACTTCAAAATAATGGGTGATAATATTGTTGGTCTGAATTGAATCAAAATAAGTTGCTGAATTGGGTTGTGTAACTTTAGCCCATTTGTAAAACCCGTTTGTGTATTTTGGGTCTATATCACTAAAACCAGTGGGAATGTCAAATCTACGGCGGATTAATATCTTTTGGTTTCGTTTACCAGCCGATCTAATCATATTGGTATATACCTATAGGAGTTTAATAAGGCATTAAAGCCAAGAGGAATAGAATATAACTGCTCATTAGTAACATCTTCACGTTGTTGATACCAATACCCCACAGCCAATAGAATGGCAATTTTTACATCTGGCTCAACTAACATAGCTGATTGAGATGCACCATCAGGGATTTTATCCTCATAAAATATACGATTTGTATAATTCTGCGCTCTACTAATTGCAGCCTTTAAATATATATTTAATAAATTATCTTCATCATCATTATCAATGCGACATTGATTTTTGATTTCATCTAACGTTGGGAATTTATATGTTAGAGTAGACATAAAAACCTCTAAGCCCTTTATTTAATAAAGGGCATTGTTAACGAATTACGCTTTTCTCGTCGTTGGGGTGTTTACGGTTAATAGTTTAATAGCATTACTATCATGTAGCATTGAACCCACACGCTTAGTAGTGTAAAAACCAACAAAAGGCTTTTTAGTGTATGGGTCACGTAACATGCGAATACCGATGCGATCAAAGATATAGAAACCACGCTTAAAGTTTCCGAACGCAATTGGTGCTTTGTCTGACACATCACCGATATCTGGCATTTGCTCGTTTTCAGCTACAGCAAAACCAGATAGTAATGACGGTTGACCTACTTGCAATCCTGGTTGCCAAATGTAATTACCCTTATCATCTTTCAATAAACGCACAGCTAATAATGATTGATTATTTAGCATGAATTTAGAGCCAGCGCGATACGGTTTACGTAGGCTGTAGATGAGGCTAACAATATCATCTGCGGATATTGCTGCAGCACCTGCTGTGATTTTTTGTAATTTACCCCAGTCGCGTTCTTTATCCTTTTTGTCATCAGTATCGTAGGATAAAAATCCTTTTGGTTTTTTAACGCCATTACCTACAGTGAACGCCTCTTCTTCTTTCTCTGCAAATTCGGTGGTTAATTCACTAGTAATAAATGATTCAACATTAAAAAATGCATCATCTAACATGGTTTGTGTCGCATGTGGATTACCGTAGATTTCACCCCAAACAGGTGCCAATATACTCAGTTTAGGCGTGCCTGTTTCTGAACGCTCCTCTGTTTCTCCAACCCAGCCAGAAGCGATGCCACCCTCATTGACTAATTTTTTCCAATCTGGTGTACCAACAGTTATAACAGTACATTCTTGACGCATCACGACTTCATTACGCAATGATGATAGAATGTCAGTATTCAATTCCTCTGGTAATGCAAAACCACCGTCAGCATCAACACCAATTTGCATTGCTTTATGTTCTAGTTCGGCTAATCCTTGTTCGTCACCTTTACGAATAAACTTGGCAAACGCTTCTTTATGTGCTGACGCATTTTTATTACCGCCATTCGGTCGCTTAATTTCTTTTAGTTCATTTTCTAATGATGTTTTTAAATTATCTAACTCTGATAATTTACCGTTTAATGTTTCAACCTGACCTGCTAATGCGGCTTTTTCTTGCGCGATACCTGCTAAACGTTGGTCATTTGCAGATTTAAATTGCTCAAATTGTTGTTTAAGTTCTTCCGCGACCTGTGTTACATCTTTTTGATCTACTGCCATAATATATTTAATCTCCTAATTGAAAATTGATTTTAAAATATTTAATGCGTTTTCTTCGCTATTACTAACATCTCGCTGTTTTAGTGAAGAGTATCCCTCAGACATAAACGCCTTTGCCTGAGTTCTGGAGAGTCCAACGTCGCGCAGTACTCGTTCAATTTCTTTTGGTGGCGGTATATCACCACTTTCAAAAATGCTTTTTACGTTATCAATCCTTGCTTCATCGTTGGCAGGGAACGTGACAACGGAAACCTCCCAAAGGTCAATATCCTTTAAAATGAATGCGGATTTTTCCTTGTCATAATCATAATCGTTTAATATGTAGCCAATTGATAACCCAGATAATGATTTTGCTTTCATATGGGCATGTGCTCGTTTTGCGAGTGGATCATCATCGATTAATAACTGCCCCTCAAGGTATAATCCGTTATCGTCCTCAACCATTTTTGTGTAATAGCCGATAGGTTCGTCCATTTTGTGCTGCCAAAGCAGAGCTGGTAATCGTCCTTTTTCTTTCCACTTATTAAGTGAATTTGTAAACGCGCCCTTAATCACTATGTCTGAATAGCTATCTTTCACACCAAAAACCGATCCGTAGCCTGTAAATGCACCAGAATCACTGATTGATTTAATTTCGAATGGTATATCCAGTCTCTTTTTATTTACCATTATTGTTATCCTGTGGTTTAGTAGTCATATTCATTGGCGTTAAATAAACGTCTCCACCTTCTCTCGGGTTGCGTTCCTCTAAATCTCGGCATTCGTTCGGTGACAAAATCCCCCAATTAATACCCGTTGCATAAGATTCATAACGAGATTTCATATCGCCACGTAATAAAGCTCCTACATTGAATTTGGCATAAAACTGCCCTCGCTTTTCTTTATTAACAAGACCCAAATTTATGCGCTGTTCAATACGGGTTAGATACGGTACTAATGAGTAGTTAACAAATCCCATACCGAGGTTTTCAATATTATTAAATGTAGCCCTATCGGTGTTTTGCAGCATGTGTAGTGGCACGCGGAATATTCGGCATATTTCCTCAAGTTGGAATTTACGAGTTTCAAGGAATTGCGCGTCTTCCGCTGACATACTGATGTTATTCCATTGAAGCCCCATTTCTAAGATCATGGGTTTATGAGCGTTAGACAATCCTTGATGTTGTTCTTGAAAATTTTCTTTTAGCCGTTTGTAGGCTTCATCCGTTAAGGTTTGGTCCGTTTGTAACACCCCGCTGGATACAGCACCATTGCTAAATAAACGTGCCCCGTGTTCCTCTGTTGCTAATCCAAGCCCTATAGCTTGACGAGCGTAGCTAATTGGGCTTAATCCGACTAACGAATCGGTTGTAAATGTGCGAACGTGCCAAATTTCGTCTTGCGATAATACATCACAGGAGCCGTCAGGAAATGTTACCTGGTAAACAGGATTCCAATTTTCATCAAGTTTGGGCTGCACGCTATTAGGTAAAAGCGGCAACAACTCAACAACTTCACCTAATGCTTTAACTTTATACGCATAAAAATTACCACGTAAACAAAGGCTAGCAATTAAATACTCCCAAAATTCCTGAGGTGTCATATAGTCATTGGGTGCGGTGTATAAAAGTGAATATAATCTTTCCTTTGGAGCTTTTACTCGTCCGCTATCTGTTGATTTATATAGAAAACAGGGTAACATTCCTACCGATTCAGCTAATACACGGACACAACCGAATACTGCTGTTAATTTCATAGCCATTGCTGGACTAACTTTACGCCCACTGTAGGTATCAACTGAAAAACCTATGTAATCAGTAAGTTCTTGCCGACTAATAGAATTTTGTTTACGTTTAAAAATTTTAAATAGATTCATAGTGTCCGTATTCCGACGTTTAAGATATGATCTGAAAGGTTGCCTATTTGTTCTTGCATTTCATCAGCACAACCCCTTGCCATTGCAAGTGAAACAACGCCATCAATGCGACCTGTGCTTTTCCTTTTTGCAAAGACCTTGTTTTCTTTATTATCAGATTCGAGAACAGCACTAGCAGCATTCCAGCGTAGGCAGGGGTTATATTTGATTATTATGTTATTCTCAGTTATATCTTTTTCTAATAATTCAATTGAGTGTGGCATCCACAACCCAGAATCTTTTGATTTAAAAAATCCCTGCCCGTGCGGTGTCATTTCAATACTCACTGATTCATTATCCAGTGAACGCTGAAAATATTTGATTCTGTAAGGGTCAAAAGCCATTCGAATGATATTAAATTTGGCTGTTAATTCGCCCAGCCGTTGAGCAACAAAATTATAGTCAACAACCCTACCCTCTGTAGCGAATAAATACCCTTGTTTAACCCACGCATCATAAGGAACATGATCCGACTTAGACCTATCTAAAAGTGTTTCTTTTGGCGTCCAAAACTCAGTAAATGCTTTTTTATGTTTTGGAAAGTAAAGGGATAGCGCTGTAAGGTCACGAGTACCAGACAAATCCAACCCAGCATAACAATCCTCACCGAGCAATTCGTCTATATCAAAATCTAGCTCATTAGCCATCCATATATCAGATGCCAACCACGGATTATCAGCCTCAACCCATTGGCAAAAATTAAGGCGTCTGACAATCGACTCTTTAGATGGCATCCCTTTAGCTTGTGTTACTTGTTCACGCAGATATTTATCGGTAAACGTGTGACCTAATGAGGGATTAGCCTTAGCCCAACATGATTCATCATTAAAAGGGTCGTCGCCATCATCCAGCGAACAGATAAAAGAAAAAAACGTATCATCAATTAATGATTGTTCTGCAACCTTTCGCCCGTATTCGTGGTACTCATAGCAAACGCTGGTTTTGTTATGCCCTGAGTTGGTTATCATGAAGATGATTGCCTGAGTTCGCCCTTTTGTTCCAGCTCGCATCATTTCAACGACATTATTAGATTTATGCTCGTGTATTTCATCAATCAATACACAGTGAGGGCGCGGTCCTGATTGTCCATCGTCAGATGATATTGGTCGGAAAAAAGCCCCTTTTCTTAAATAAGTTAAATTCCAAACATTTGGACCTGTACCTGATTTTTTTATTCGGTTAGATAATTCAGGGGATTGATCAACCATAGCAACAGCATCACGAAACAAAATCATAGCCTGATCTTTCTTTGTTGCCGCTGCATAAACTTCCGCGCGAGGTTCTTTATCTGCCATTAAACAATAAAGACCTATACCAGCAGCTAATGGCGACTTACCCGACCCCTTACCTGATTCAATGTAAACCATTCGGAAACGGCGGTAACCATCTAACGTTTTCCAACCAAATATTGAGCCTACAATAAAACATTGCCACGGCAGTAATACAAACGGCTTTCCTTCGTGTTCACCACCATTTAACTTAAGTACTTCCTCAAAGAAATCTGTAGCACGATCAGCAGATTCGGTATCCCAGATTAACCTTTTTTCTTTTGCATTTTTTAAATCATCTAAATGCCGTTTACATGAGTTTCGAATATCGGGACCAGCTAAGATTTTCCCTGATGTTACGTCAATCGCATATTGAGTCGCTTTATCAATCAAAGAATCTGTCGGTTTCGTTTTCTCCTTCTTTGCCATTTACTTTCACCTTTGATCTAGATGCTTGGGTCAAGCCATACTCAATCATCCACGCGCGTAATCTGCGATCAGCATCAGCACGCTGAGTTACTGCAGGATTAGATTTAAGAACTAATTCACCCTGAGTATTAACAACCTGTTGTACTTGTCCGTGTTCATCGATGAGCTTGTCACATTCCAGTATTTCTATGTAACATTTTGTTAAACGCTCAATTGCGATCCCGTCAACAACTGTCAATAAACCCATATCGTTAAGCATGTTACAAAGCCATAAATAAATGCCTTTAGCTTGTTTATTAAAGTGGGGTGGTACATCGGGATAGCCTTCTTTTGGTTTAGGCTCATTATTATTTAGTGGTCGCTTACCAGGATTGCCTGCAACCAATTTAGAGGCTGTTGGTGTTGGTCTTCGACCTGCCATAAGTTCTCCAAAAAAAATATTTCATTTCGCGGTTTTGCGTAAAAAGGAGGGTGGGCGGTTTGGAAGACAAAAAGTTGTAGAAATTTACCACCCCCTCCCTATTATTATGATTTTTAATAACTTGTTATAAATTAACGATTTATTTTTTTACTATCAACCCAGTGCCCACCATAAGGCATACCGTTCACATCGCATCCTATCTCTACCCCTCTATTCTCAATACGTTGTTTAGTGCTTGAGTGATGAGTGCTACATAAACCCTGATAGTTTGATGAATCCCAAAACAGTTTCTGGGCTTTCTTTATCTTGATTGGGTCTTTAGATATTAATGCTGGTTCTAACTTATGGGGGATAATGTGGTCTACTGCTGTAGCTGGTTCATATCTGCCTTGCTTTAAGCACATAGCACAAAACGGGTTACGATGTAGATAGGTTAATCGGGCTTTACGCCATCTAGTATTGTTATATACGTTTATCATGGTAGTTGATTGGTTACTAGATATTCTTTTAATTTGCTATTAGAATCCCATAAAGTCATTGATGGTGTTGTGAAATACCGAATCAAGCTAGCAACACATCTAACCTTGTACTCAGCCATTCTTGTATCACTTTTGTGTATTGATATAGCTGAATCTAGCATTAAATTAACAAAAGCAATTACCTCTTTGGGTAACAGCGAATTACTTATTGCACGATTGCGAGCTTCAATAGCGACGTCTAAAATTGTTTTAAAATTTTGCATTGTACCTCCAATAGCACGTTTCTATTTGAAATAGAAGTGTAAGAACGAATACTGTAACTCTAAGTTGCGAAAACCCTGAGTGTTAGTCCTCAAAACTGAGGAGTGCTTTTTCCCTTAAATTAATAATTGAATTTGTGATTGTTCTTGTAGTTTTTGTATCCTATTTGTTAACTCTGGCTTTTTCTCTTTACCCCATCGCCTTAATAAGCGA